GATGTTGAATTCATCTGCCAACTCTAGGATTGTTTTATTCATCTCTGGTGGATTGTGTGGCATTACCTCTAGGTAATAGTCATCACCAAATGTATCTTTGCACCACTTAATGTGTGTCTTAGCAAAGGCTAGGTTGCCTGCCTCAATTGCCTTAGCCAATACTCCGCTAAGACATCCAGAAGTAACTACGATACCTTCTTTATACTGCTCTAATACTTTCCAGTCAATTCTTGGCTTCTTAAAGAATCCTTCAGTCCAAGCAATCTCGTTTAGCCTGTTTAGATTTTCTAAACCCTTTGGGTTCTTGGCAAGAAGGACAAGGTGGTTGTAAACAAGGTCTAGTGGCCCTGTTCTCTCGTCTTTATCACGACGGTCAAAACGATCCTCCGTTATATATCCTTCTACGCCAAGTATTGGCTTGATGCCCTTTTCTTTTGCAGCACGATACATTTCTCTGTGACCAGACAAAGAACCGTGGTCAGTGATTGCAATAGCAGACATCCCAAGTTCAGATGCACGATCTACATACTCTTGTGGAGTTGCGATTCCATCAAAGAGTGAGTAGTGCGTGTGAACGTGTAAGCCAACATACCCCATATACTTTTACCTACTACCAGTCAATATTGGTAGCTGATGTTGACGATGGGGTGTCAAAGCCTAGATAAAAGGCTTCTTGCTCTGCATATGGAATATTCCTTAGAGCTAGCTCTAGTGGGAATGCTTCTACTCCAGACCAGTTGTATGGCTCTGTGTCAGGTCCAGATGGGAACAACGTGTAAGTTGTTTCTGTACCCTGGCCACTACGCTTTAGCTTCCAGCTTAGGTTTGAAATGCTTCCAGTCTCTAGTGCATACTCACGAATTGTGTTGAATGCAGACTGCTTGCTGATACCCATAGACCAGATTGCAACATACGGATCTTCGATTCCGTCGTCGACTAGGACGTTGCAGTAAAAACGAAGACGTGCCTTCCAGCCAGCCTTTGGATCTTTACGGTGCATCTCTTCTGCCCAGTCACGGCCTTCTGTTTCCATTGTGTCTACAGCCTTACGCTTGTAGTCCTTTGGATTTGTGTGTTCCTTTACTACAATTGCTAGACCACGCTTTGAATCATAGTTTGACGAGTCTTCGTCTAGCTCTTCAATAAAGCGGATCTTTACAGCCTGTCCGTCAGCTAGCTTTAGCCAGCGAACCTTGCTGCCAGTTCCTTCGTACTTTGGTTTGTCAAGCAGGGCATTGATATCTTTTAGTCCCTTTGTTACGCTCATATTATTCTCCTATTTTATTTGTTGTTTTTTATTTTAGCATATTGGCAATAGCGTTGTCAAACTTAAAGTCTAATGACTTTATGTCTTCGTCCGACATATCCCCAATGTCTTTGTATTTATTATCTAGTTGTATTACGGAAACACGAGAGCCAAGCTTTTCTAAAAGCCTATTCTTCATGTTACCGCCTGCTTCATCGTTATCTGCAATAACAATAATGTTATTGAAGTACTTTTGAAGAAGATCTATTTGCATGCCAGAGACATTTGCCCCCAGAGTTGCTACTGCAGAAAGGCCAACCTGATCTAGCCTAATTGCATCGAAAGAAGATTCTACCACATAAACCTGCTCTGCAGTTTTTACACGATTTATATTAAACAGGGTTTTGCTCTTGGGCAATCCTGGAGTATTCTTAAACTCTTTGCCTTCAATAGATCTTCCAACAAATCCTAAAAGCATTCCGTCTGGAGAGTGAACTGGAACAGTAACCATGTCAAAATTTTCTGAAAAGCCTAAGTTAAACTTTATCATAGATTCTTTATTGATTTTTCTACCATTAAAGTAGGTAGTAGCTCTTGGAGAATCCAGAGCTTGCAAGTGAAGTTTTTTAACCTGCAGCTCATCATAAGGAACATATTCTTGTTTGGTATGCAGCTGCCTTGTCATCTCTTGTTCAAGGTCTGTTTCTTGTTCCTTGCTTTTGATAAATCGAACTGACTCGAAGTATGTTCTTGCAGAGGTAAACATTACAAACTCTACAAGGTCTGATATTTTGTGACAAGAGAAGCAATAGAACATGCCACTCTTCTTGTCGATTTCTCCAGCTGGGCTGCGGTGGTTGTTGTGAAATGGGCAGAAGATTATAAAGTCGGAATCAACCTCAGACTGAACCTCTATACCCGATCCCGCAAGAACTCTTTTAATTTGCTCTTTTGTGTATAGATTACTTTTGTTCCGTCTAGTCCTATTATCCACTCTATTTTTTTCTTTCCTACGTATATTCCATATGTCGTTAATTTAAATTCAAATATTTGTGCTTCTTTATTATACCGTATTGTGAAGTCTGGGTCAATGTCTAACCTTGGCACATACCCCAGAATTTTCATCTCAATTAGTAATAGTTTTATGTATTCTATTTTTAGTCGTGCAATTGCTGAGTCGTCGTAGATGTTTCCATCTAGAGAAAAACTCTTGATCGGTTTATGGTGTAAATTGTCCATAAACCATTATAACTACTTATCTTCATAATCTTTATACTTGTACCAACCTTTATCGAAGTCTGCCTGAACCAGGAAGTCTCCCATAAATCCATTACGGTTTTTTCTAAAAACACATTCTAGGATATCACTATTTGCTGCTCTACCCATTGCTAAGACCCAGTCAGCATCGTAAGCAATCTGGCGTGACCAAGCAGTCTGACCCAGCGTAGGGACCGTATCAAGCTTTGTAACGTCATCTGGTGTGGCAGATGAGATAGCCATAATAGGAACTTCTTCTCCAATAGCCATAAGCTTTAGCTCACGGGACAGGTTTTTCATTCTTACGGTTTCGTTATCTGACTTTTGGTTAGGGCTCATTAGCTGTAGGTAGTCAACAATAACAAAGTCTGGCTTATACTGATCTATCTTTCCACGAAGAACTGACGGAGTAATGTCTCCACCAGTATCATTGGATATGATATGAAACTCTGGCTTACCCTCAACGTTGACCTTGTGCCAACGCTTTAGGTCTTCAATATTTATTTCACCATTGCTTATCTTACGGTGTGACCAAAGCCCTTCCCCCATGATAGTGAATACACGGTTACGAACTTCTGTCTCTGACATCTCAAGGCTGATTACCATTGGAGACTTGCCCTGCTTCCATGCTTGTACCGCAAAGTAAAGCGAAAGCCAAGACTTACCAATACCTGGGTAGGCAAGAAAGACCCCTAGTTGTCCTGGCATAATTCCAGATGGTAGATAGTTATCAAATCCTGGCAACCCAGTCTTAATTCCAAGTATTCCTAATGCCTTTTGCTTTTGAACGTTTTCAAAGTAGGCTACAGCAGAATCAATATCTGTAACATCGATGTCACGGATAACCGCTGTATTCTTTTTTAGCTCTGATGTCTTGGTGATTAGTTCTTCTAAAGCTTCTGGACCTTTGCCACCCTGTACGTCTGCAGCTGTTGTCATCAGAATATCTTTAAGGCTAGAGTTAAGATACTCTGCCTGTAATTCTTCTAGGTGATGCTTTGTCGAACCTACATCTTCTGTAGTCGCAAAGTCTCTAAACTTTTCTATAACTAGGGTTGTTGGGGGAACAGATCCATTTATCTCGGAATACTTCCTGATAAACTGCCAAACATCGGTATGGGTTCGTAGCAGGTTTTCTACGTTTGCTTGCAACAAAACATGAACCTGCTTATCTTTAAGAACTGCAGATATTAGTTTTGCTTCTACGTTACTCACTTAGCCACTCCTTTGCTTGTTTTCTTCTCTCGGCACGTTCTCTTAAATCTTGTACTAATCTTTCCCTAGAGGTTATGATAGTGTCTGCATAGTTTGCAAAATACTTCCAATTAGGATTTGGACTTACCTCAAAGTAGTAGTCTAGCATATCATAGCAGACCTCTAGAGTAAAAGACTCTATCAAAGCATCTGCTGCCCATTGTTCTACGTTTAGATTTACAATGGGCTTTTCTTCATACCTGGCTTTGTGTAGCTTAGCATACCTGCTAAGTAAAGCCATTCGGTATTTACGATCAGCCATTATTTGCTGTCGATTTCAGAAGAGGCTTCTTTAACCTTTTCTGCTAGCTTATTCTCTACAAATTCATAGACACGCTCAAAAGCTTCATTAGTGTTTTCACTATCTCTTTTGCTGTCTGACACTTCCAAGTCAATTCTTAGTGACTGAAAGTTACCTAGGTTAAGCGTATATCCCAACGCAACCCTTACTTTGGTGTTTTCGTTTTCCATACCCATATCTTTCTATTAAATGGACTCGGACCAAATAGGAATAAATCTTCCGTCTTCTGTCTTCGTATAAGTCAGTATACCATCTCCCATACGCCTTGTCAACTCTTGCCGACTAGGGGTTATGTCATTAGTAATTAACTTATCATTTCTTGGTCTACCCATGTGGTAGGTAGCCAGTATATCACGAATTTCTTTTACCTGTGATTCCGCATAGTAAGACCTGACCTGCCAGCCAGTCTCTCCACCTTTTTGAGATCCAGTAGGGTGAGGAATAATTCCACGCTTCATTAGGCTTGGCATATATTTTTTGTGACGATTAACCAGCTCTGCTGTTTGGCCAACAGTGTATGCCCTTTGCCTATTCTTTTTAAAATCAGATATTAGACAGCTTTCGATTCTGTCTTTTACAATGTTATAAACAGACATAATTCCATTAGACTTATTTAAGTGGTGAACTCTAACTAGCTCCCCATTTAAAAACCATACCTTTTTATTTCCTGGTATAACTGGAAGAGTATTATACTCTGCCATGTCTACCTGGCCATGTCTTTTAGTCATTGCTAGTTTGGAATACCAACAGCAATGATGTGAACTTTTACAGCCAGCTGCCCTGGACTATTAAATCTAACAATTCCATTTACTCCTGAGTTGGTTACGCTTGAAATAACCACAGAAACGTCTTTTCCAGAAGATGTTCCCTCGATCAAAACTGGGGTAGCGGTAACAATTGGAGGATACTTATATTCTCCTTTAAATGAATATGAAAAAGCCTGATCTGTTTCTGCAGTAACAGTTGTTAGTGCTGGGTAAATAATTTGTTCTCCAGCAACAACCTTTGTGTCTGTAAGAAGAGTGCTTTGACGACCCTCTGAGGTGTCAATAGCTGCATACTTATATTTTGCAGAAGAAATTTGAGAAGACAAATCATTGATTGCTTCTACTATTTGATATATGTAGCTTACGTCTAGAGGCTGTCCTCTATCTGGTGTTGGTATTCTGGCCATAGTTAATTATACCACTTATTCCGTTGAAAATCTACCACTTAAACTAGCGGGGCTGATTCTGGATCTGGGAACTCTTGTTCTTTTAAAACTTCACAAAAAACAATTGTATAGCCGCAAATACCACAGGGGTGGGAGGTACTTGGCCTTTCAAACCAGAAGGATGTTGCCTGCTCAAATGTAGAACATTCTGGATTAGTGCATTTCATGCTTAATAGGTATTTAATCATTTTTCCCTTATGTCTTAATTATATAGTTTACTACAATGTATGGCTGTAGGTTGTTTACTGCATCTACTCCAGCACCGTTTCCGCCTACGGAACTTGTAGTAAAGGCGTGAGTGTGGGTTGCACTTCTACCCCCAGTAGTTCCAGAGTGAGAGTGAGTGTGTACCCAAGCGTCGTATGACGCAGCTCCAGCAATGTTTGAGCCGCCAGAACGGTATGAGCTTCTAAAACCAGAACCAACACCAGACCCAGAGCCTCCAGCAATAACAGAAGCTGAACCAGCACCATGAATATTTAAAATTGCTTGGTCTGAACTTGTGCTGAAACCGTGTGTGTGCTCTTCCGTTTCTGCAGCTGTAGTTCCTGTATGGCTGTGAGCTGGTATATTTGTAGCTGATAAAGATACGGTTTTGGCACCGCCAGTCTCTCCAAGAGTATCAAATTCGGCATCTGATCCTTTTCCAACTGGAATTCTGTTTTGCAAATTTGGCAAATTAAAAGTTGTAGTGTTATTTCCAACACCATAGGTTGTTCCAATAGTTGCAAACAAAGAGCTGTATGTTGTGCGTGATACTGCTGCTCCATCACACAGTAGGTATCCAGCAGGAGCTGTTGATCCAGCAAACTGAGAAATAATTCCAGGGGCACCTCCGCCAGTTGCTAAAGAAATCCCCTGCAGGCTTGACCACGGAGTAGTTCCAGTTCCTACTTTTAAAATTTGGTTTGTGACATCAAAGCCAGCTTCGCCAGCAGCAAGAATTGTGTTGGCTGTTGCCCAGTTCGCCGCAGTATCATTTTTAAATTGAATAGTATAACTCATGCACTACCACCGCTAATTACTGGCTGTAAAGATTTTTCAACTGTTGATATTGTAAGGGTAGGGCTCTCAATCTTTTCTATCCCAGCTAGCTGTATAGCAATTCTTATGTCAGTAGCTCCATAACCAATTGCTGTTAAGGCAAGTGGCTGCAAGAATCCGTATGTGTGTATTGGGGAGGATCCGTGAAAAAAATAATCTCCCCAAGTGCCGCCAATTTTATAACTAACAAATATGTCGTACAATGGTGCTTTATTTGCATCTCCCCAAGTTACAATA